ATGGAATACACAAAAGAATGGGATTTAGACCAAAGCGAATATATTAATGATATCGCGGGAGAAATGGATGTAACCGAAGGTATAGTACTGCTCATAGCAGATGTCGGGACGGGTAAGAGTTCATACTTTAGTCAACAAGAAAACGTACACTTCATCGCACCGTTGGTAAGTATTGTTTCAAGTATTGAGGGGAAGGATGTCAGTACTTGGAACAGTAAAGCAGCCAGAGTACTCAATGCTCAAGATAAATCAGTATTCAAAACTCAGACATTGGTTATCGATGAGTGTCATGGGTTGTACACTGATATGTCATACAAGGAAAGTGTTATTAATGACATTATGAAAATGATTCCATTGTTCAAAAGTGTTGTTTTAATGAGTGGTACAACGAAGGAAGAATACCTAAATTCGGTTGAGATTGATCGCGTATACCGAGTTAGAAAGGTAGCCAAAGCACGTAAAGAGCTACACCAACACATTGTTCTAAGTGATATGAAAAAGGCTATAGAGCAGAACATATTGCTTTCTAAAGGGGGGCGTAAGGGTATTGCCCTAATAAATGACATTGAGTTGTGTAAACGGATTCAGCGTCAATATGGGGATAAGGCATTAGTAGTTAGCTCTGAAGTGAAAAATGACCCAAAGGTACAGCAATTTTATAAATCAAAGGCAATGACATTCAAGGGTGTGATTGATGGTGAATATGTTGAACATGACTATGATTTAATCTTAGGCACGGATTCAATCCGAGAAGGGTTAAGCATCGAAGACACTTTAGATGAAGTGAATATATTCATCTACCAAAGCCGTGATCCAGACAGTATCGAACAGTTCACTAACCGTTTTCGCAATGTCAGTACTCTCAAGGAAGTTCACTATTTCACCCATGAGCTACCACACATCGATGCAAAGCCATTTGATGCTGAGGCACTGAAACGTGATGCTGAAATGTTCTGTAAGTATGTCAATCACCAATTTGAGAACTTTGAAACAGAAACCTATAGGGACATCTTTCGGCATAACTACGGGAGCGACATTAAAGGATCTGGATTGGTATATGACAAGGCTTTGGAACGATATGTAGTAAATCACATTTTTATCGATTGGCAGTACTACAAGCATCGGGAAGTACAATACCGTTATGATATGAATCTTTTCACTCATGTAATGGTACAAGAGTACAATTTCATCTTTGCGATGCCGGATGTGGTTCAGGTCAATAAGGATGATGCGAAGGAACAAAGGGAAGATATCAAGAAAGCGAAAGCTGCGGCTAAGGAAGAGTATGAAGCAGTACTGCTACAGTTAGCTGATGACTTTGAGTCTGGTGATTTTCGTAAAAGTGGTGAATCAGAAGATTACGATGTAGTACGTGAATCTGTGACTAAGCTAATCAGAAATGGCTTACAAAGTCAGGATGTACGTAAGGTGATTGAAGGTGTCATCGGTGATAAAGACTTCATCAAAAAAGTATGGAGCGATAACAACTACATCGATCACGATACGGCAATCCGTAACTTTATTCAGGACTACATCGGTACAAACAATATCACGGGAGAGTTTGATAAACTTACCATAGAACGGCTTGCCAGTGCTGTGGTAGAAAAAGTACTGAAGGATCTGTTCATGCGTGATATGAAGATGATGGCGAATAATGCCATTTGGAAGCAGTATGTAAGTAAAAGTAACTGTACTATCTTGATAAAGAATGGCAAATCAAAAGAGATACTAAACCGCTACATCCGTATCGGTTCACAACGCCGTCGCAGTGGTGGTGATAAGGTTATGTTCTATTGGGTAGAGGACTACACTCTATCAGGTATCAAACTACAGAAAGCCGTGCCACTTGAGGTTCAGCATGAACCAGTACTATTACCAATATTGAATATGAAGGCCAAGTTTGCAGCACTAAGAGCGGCTGCTTGATTGTCTTAGTTGATAACTATTCTCATCAATGGGCACACCCCTCTATTAATAGATCTTTAATATAATGATCATAGGGTGTGCCCACTATAGTGTTTTCATGTCATTACTTAACAATTGAAATAATAGTCGGCGGCTGGCAATGAGCCGTTGTATTATCGAGTTCTGTGACTGTCTGAGCGATCCCTTTAATTCGGTGGCAGTTACACAGAATTATGGACAATCTCGTATTTTTATATTATTTGAAATTGAAAGGATCTTGTATTGATTTATAATTAAAACATTTATCTATACATTCAATTAAATCATTACGATCTTGACTAACGGATGTCTTCAAATCAGATATACTTTTTTTAATTGATTCATATTCGCTAATGAAAACTCTGACCTCATGATTGTTTTCACTGTTTTTTATAAAATTAATTAATTCATCTAGTGTATTATCTTGATTTCTTAATTTTAACATTCTTTCTTTCAATTTCTCTATCAAATCATGAAATTTATTATCATCTTTTAAAATCCAACCAAAAACCTCAAGTTCTTTTAATGTATCTTCTAATGTTTTAATTGATGAATCCATTGATTGTATTACGTTATCTACATTTATTTTGCAAAATTCATTTTTTTCTCTTTTCTTTGGGAGAAGATTTATTGCAAAATTATCAATTTTAATCTTTTTAGCATGAGATATTTTACTATCAATATGATCAGTAAATTCATCTAGCTTTATCATGTCTATATTATTATTATTTACAATTCCCTTTAGCATATTCGGTATCTCATTTCTTAGTTTTACAGCCAAATCAAATCCTTTATTACGCAAACTTGAACTTAGCCAATCCTTAGCATTCCATGCTGCATACAGTGCAGCACCAGCCATCACCACGTTAGCAGTACTACTAACCCAATCTGATACACTCCCCCATTCAAATTTATTTAATCTGAATGAATTATAAATTACTCCTAGAGCGAATAATGATATGGGAGTTAATAGTACTACTATAATAAATTTAAAGTAATTCATTTTATTCCTTATAAGAACAGTCATTTTATTTTTTTGAAATAATCCATTACATTCATATCATTGACAATGAAAGAATTGTATTTCTCTATTATTAAGTTAAATCTGTTATTTAAATAATTATATGCCGCGATAATTTCGAGATTTATGTTATGTAACTCATTTATATCTAACTTCTGGCTTTCTTTTATATTTTCTTTTTTAATGCATTTAATCCATAACACATTGCATTCATTAAAAAAACCATCAAATAATTTCATAAGATTATCATGTTCGTTTCCTAAGTCCCCCTTGAATGTATATCCTATTTTTTTTAATAAAATAACATTCTTATCTATGTTATCAATCACTATAGATTTTTCATTAAGTTTTTTCTTATTTTCAATTATGCTAAAAATATCCTTTTTGGCATAAGGGTCGTTGAAATCATTATAATGGTAGCTATACGAAAATGTTAATTCTTGTTGTTCACACATTAACGTGAATGCAGTTGTATAGTTTTCAATTATTATGTTTTTTGCTATTTTATATGTATCTTCATCAATTTTAGGTTGTAACCAATCCTTTGCATGATATGCAGCAAAAATAGCCGCCCCTGCCATAAAAATATCTGCTATTGCACTCACGGTATCAGGAACTTTCAACAGCAGAAATAATATTAGTAGCGATAGTACTGCCATAGTAATACATAAGTATGGTTTAGTTTTCCAGTACTTAAGTATTCTGTACTTTCGTAGTAGAGCTATTAAATGTTTTGCTTTTATTTTTTTCATAATGTGATGTTCAATATTTAGAACCAAATATTTCGTTAAAATTTGTATTGAACAAAATATTGCTTGTTGAATCAATTTTTTTAAATAAGCTTTGAACTTTACTTACTGCCTCATGGTATATATGAGTATCAATAGTTTGAATTTCTCTTGTAATTTCATCTTGATAACGATAAATGACTAATAGTCCACTATAAAAATCATCTAGAGCTTGTAAAGCATCGATTAACACGTTTTCTTTATTGACAATAATTCCGAGTGTCTTTATTCTTGTTATCTTTCTGCGAATTGATGATATTTTATTAACATCATCGATATGCATGTTGTAATGATCAATAGACTCATATATTGAAGCGGAGTCATTATTCCTAAACCCATTTATAAATCCCATAGCAATCCATAGATCAGTTTTAGATTTGATTCTTAGATTATCTACTTGCTGAATTATATCATCAGCTTTATTAAATGAATTCTCTGACATCCGACGAGAAAACCAATCCTTAGCATTCCATGCAGCATACAACGCAGCACCAGCCATCACCACGTTAGCAGTACTGCTAACCCAATCCGCAATACTTTTCTCAAATACCAAAGCATCTAAAAAGCAGATTACTATAACACCAAGTGAGAAAGCGATAAGATGTGTTATCCCTACGTGTTTCTTTAAGAAATCCCAGCGAAAGTACTTCATCATTTTTTACCCAATAATTTTTCTATATCGATGTGGTAGCGTTTATAGTCAGACCATGATTTTACACGAACCTTAGGAAGCCCATATACAGAATAAAGTGTTTTATATGTATATAGCTTTAAACTTGGTTTTTATATCTAACATATTACCAATATCTTGCTATTTTACTAATTTTAGTGAGGCTATATACTGATAAAAGTCAGGGTATGTTTTGTACTCGTGCTCTTCAACTTGTGAATAATCACGAGCCTCAATGTAAGAACGAACCATATTTTCTTTAAATTTATTATACTCAGAGTCTAACTCATTTACTTTGTTCTTTGGTATCAAAAATTTTATTGTTTTTATTTGTTCATCAGCGGGGAAAAATTTCGGAATCGCCATTATTTGTATAATTTCCTCATCAGTGTCATAATTATTGAGGACAAGATTACATAATTCACTATTAACATGATTCATGACTTTCATAAATTCTTTCGTTTGATCTAACATTGACTGATTCAACCAATCAGGAGCTTTTCTATAAGCAGCATAAGCAACACCTAATGTACCGAGGGCACTTAAAGCACTAACCCAATCAGATACATTCCCCCATTCAAATTGATTCAACTTGAAAGAGTTATAAACTACACCCAATGCAAGAATTGATATAGGCGTTAATAGTGCTGCTATAATGCATTTAAAGTATTTCATACGCTAAAGTACATTCTCTATAAATTATATTTCTGAAGAGCGAGTTTTATCATTATAGCTCTGAATAATGTAACTGGAATAGCTATCTAACTCTGGAAATAGTGAACCTCCATGTATTCCAAGTTTAGCAAGTTCTTTGCGAATTTTTTGTTTTGTATGTGCCATGATAATAAATCTTCTTATTCTTATTGCAGTTGAGAGATTTACTACTTTCTTATTAGTTGTTGGGTTGTTTGGATAAAGTAAAAAAGCTCCCGATTGGGCTGCAATTCTTTTATTACTCATTTTAGGTCTTACATATACCGGACTTGTTAAATGTTCAGGGTTAATACATTTTCTGAAGTGTGTTTTTTCCATTCCTATTTGATAGAAAAGTTTATCAACGCATGATTTTTGATTGAATTTAGAAATTTTTTCTTTATTTGTTGATGGTGGTGAATCATTGACCAAACCAAAAGCTGTATTTATTACATTTTCTTTTGTTTCATACTTAAGACTGGCAAGGTTCGATATACAACTTACAGTATCGCTATCATAATATCGTTCCCGTACTTCTGGTATATGATAAAAAAACAAACAACCATTTTGTTCTTTATTTTTTATAATATGTGATTCTGTAGCGAACCATAATGCAACTAATGGGTTAATTGTTACATCTAATAATCTTGTTGGTAATTGATAATGTTGCATTCTTACTAGTTTATCAAACATAGTGCTATCTGATTCAAACTCATGAGGGTGTGCAGATATTAACTCCCTTACTATGTTATTCTCATAACAATATGCACTATGATTATTTTCTCTAAAAATTGATGGTATGGCATCCCATATATCACATTTTTGGCCACGGAATGCAACTGAACGACCATTCCTAGAATGGTCCATTACTATTTTTAAAAAGGTATTAATTGAGCCAATTCGATTTGATTTTAAATTATTCATAATATAAATGTCTTTTTAATTAATGTTTATAATGTTTCAAGTACATTTCAACAAACACATCACGAGGTTCAACCTCATCATCTTTGTTAGCAAAAAAGCTGTTTCTTAAATTCATAGATGATTGTGATTTCGTTCTCACTCAGGGGTGAACGCCCATCATAGTTCACGAATGAGCAGATAGACTCGCTTAGTTCTTTGATATCCATATAGCTACTCTCCATGTAGAAAAATCATGCTATCAGTAGTTTATTAGTTCAGCAATACCGATCGACATTACCTATTGATGTTACGAGTATTGATAGATTTTAATAGATAAAAACGATCGTAAATCAATTATCGATCGTTTTTATCGATCATAATCTTAGGGATGTGCTACCATCCAGTACCGTATCGTATTGAAAAAAGGAAACTATTCGTGATCAAATTGTTTTTCTTCATAGCTTGCATTGCTTTGGCTATCGTTGCTTACAGGAGAGTAGCCAAGCGTCTGAGGTCTAAAGGCTGGGGGAGTTTTTCAGTACTGGTAGTTTCGCTTCCGGTCAGTTTCATGGCCTTCGTGATCTCCATCGGCATAACTCAGGCCGTCCTACCAGCCGATGAAACAACTGGCAGTACCACATCGACATCAGCGGGAACAGCAGATACAACGCCCACGACAGGAACGGCAAAGTACAAGAAAGTGACTATAGGGGATGAGATCTTGACGTATGACACATCAAATCCCTTAGAAGTGAAGTTAGTGAATCAGATTCGGGAACTGTCACCATCATCAGTAGATTTAGGTACGGCAGTATTGGTCTTTACAAAGTACGGAGTATCTTTATCTGCGTGGAATAACATCATGGCTACTTCCCCATGTATCCGTGATGCCAAGTATGAAGAACAGTTAATAAAACCGCTGTATGACTCAATGACACAAGGTTATGGTCAGGAGTACCGACAATCTCGTAGTAGTAATTTTCCCAAGATATGGGATCATCCGAATTGGAGAACCATGTACTACGAGCAGTACGCAATTCCTAAAACTAAAATTGCCAATAGGATTATTTCGTGTTCTTGGGGGGAGGCTCAACAATTACCAGAGCATGTAGTACGCCCTAAGCCAGAACTGTACAATGAAAATCCCAATATTATAACTAACAAATATCACCCATTCTTTCATAATCAAGGTAGTTATTGATTTTAGCGGTAAGTGTCAACACTAGGGAATATCACTACTACTGAAAATAAGGGGGATTGATTGAAGAAGATATTACTGACAGCATTACTATTAACAATCACTACGGCATCATACGCTAATGATGATTTCGTTAAAGCATTGGATGATCAGTTATCGGCCTGTACTAACAAGGCTGAAAATACGTTAGCCACAAATGACTGTTTCAACGCTGGCCTTAAAGCATGGGACACGGAGTTGAACAAGCAGTATAAGCTACTCCTAGCCGATCAATCTGATGAGTTCAAAGCAAGCCTCAAGAAATCACAGACCGCATGGATTAAGTACCGTGATTCATATGTCGAGGCTATGCAGGCGTTTTATAGGCAACAAGATGGCACGATATGGGGAACCATCATGTCAGATGCTAAGTTACGAGTGACACGTGATAAGGCCATCGAGCTATACAAGTTACGTACCAGTACAGATCTCGAAGGCTGATATGGTGAAGTACTGGAACCGTTATAGTTCCAGTACTTCCTATTTTATCGTAAACTTTTTATATATCCCCGATATTGAGATAAAGATATAAAACTAAATTTTACGAGTAATTTAACAATAATCTTTCTAAATCCATCAGACGCAAGTTTTGCTATTGTTATTTTTCTCTTTTCAGGAGCGAAGGATAGATTAAGCTCTTGCGATTCAAAATCTGATATCTTTTTCTTTATAGCATTTCTTTTTCTTTTGTTCATTTCCATAGCTTTTTTAGAATCTTTGGAGTTGGTAGGGCATGACTCACCATCTTTATTAATCTCCATATATTTCTCTAATAAATAATCGTACTCCTTAATTTTTGTTTCATAATTATCATCAGTTAGTGTATTAAATAAAGCCCGTGTCTTTCTGGCTATCTCAATGTAAGCATTTCCAACATATCGATGTTGTGCAGTTTGCTTTTCTAATCCTAAAAAACCGATTATGGAGGTAGATATACCAACTAAGAGAGGGAGTACGTGACTAAAAAAAGAAGCCCATAAATCCCATATTTTTTTATCTTCTATGTATGAACCTATTAGTGATAAAACACTATTCCCAATTCCAGAGGATATGATGGCTGAACCGATTACAGCGAATAGTCCAAGCTCAATACGCCATCTATTTTTCCTATCGGCAGCTATAAAATGCCTATCCTTCCCAATCTTACAGTCGATTTCTAGATTAATGATCTCGATTATTTTTTTTTCGTCCATAGAAGAATCACTTGAGATGTTAATTAAAATTTAATTTCACAGCTGTAGATAACAATAAATCACATTGTGCTATATAAATAATTTACGTTTATACCTATAGCATAGACCCCAACTAGCGGATAGTTTTATCTTATTGATAGGGTTCGTTAGCCTCCTATTAATTCATTTGGTGTATTATTCATTCCATATTTGACATTATTTATATAATAACTGTACAGTTATTCAGCAGTCCAGTACTTCTATAATCTAATGAGGGAATTATAAAATTCATTGAAGTTCATCACGATAAAAGTCCAATTCTAATTAATATGGATATGGTTGTATATATTCAAGAGTACGATAATGGTAAGGCTGCAATATATCTTGAGCCAAATAAAGGCCATGGTTTGATTACAACTGATGAATCATATTCTGATATATTAGAAATAATAAAAAAATAATTTTACACGTTAATAAATAGAAACCCTCAGTATTATAGAGGGTTTCTATCTATTTAAAACCGCAAGATCTATAAGAGTTACATTACGATACAATTACTCATCATTCTAATATTCCAAACCCCGTAGGAATCGATTCAGGAGCTTTTAAAGGTACTCCTGAGAAATATATGCGAGCGTGGTTTCGGCACCGCATGTTCTTTCTCATATGTATGGTTTTTGAACAATCCCGCCACGATACCCCTCAATATTTGATAACTATTCTCATTAATGGGCACACCCCTCTATTAATAGATCTTTAATATAATGATCATAGGGTGTGCCCACTATAATGTTTTCATGTCATTACTTAATAATGCAGTTAATAGAAGAAGATAAATAACTGAGAATACGCCAAGGAACGCCACAGGAGAAACATACATGGCACTCAGTTATCGATCAATTGCCAAACAGTACGGCTACGATGAGTCTACCGTTCGTCAATCATGGGCAAAGAAGGGAATGCCCGATCCAAAATCCAGTACTGAACAGGAAGTACGGCAGTGGATAGTAGAAAACATATTACAACCCCTACGCGATACGGATACGCAGGAACAGATACAACGTGAAAGACTCCGCAAGTTAACCGCAGAAGCAGAAACGGCTGAAATATCAGTACGTCAATGTATGGATGAACTTATCGAAATCACCGCAGTACAGAATGAATTATCAGCATATTTAAAACGTATACGTGATCATCTCAGGACTATCCCGAATAAAGCCTATTTGGAATTATTTGAACAAGAAAAAGCAATAGATATTAAAAGAGTACTTCAATCACGGATTGATGAAGTACTGAATGAATGCGGTAGGTTCAATTATGAATTACCGCAAGAGGAAAACAGCAAGGAAGATGAACAACCACAGCAACAAGATAAAGAGGATAATTAATCAATCCCGCAATAGTATTTTACCCCCTCAAAAATTACTACCGAGTGAATTCACCGAAACGCATTTAGTACTTCCAGATGGTGCCAGTGCTGGACAAAAGATCCGACTATATTCCTTTCAACGGGAAATGTTAGATATCATTGATGACCCTCAGTATCGGAAAGTCGTATATAAGACCAGTGCTCAAATAGCCAAGACAACAATCCTTAATTCTGCATTATTCTACTGGATGTATACCGATTCAAGTAATATTGGCATTGCACAAGCGACAGGAAATGAATTAAAGCAATGGAAAGCAGGAAAGATCGATAAAACTATTGAACAGGTTTCAGTACTCAATAATCTAATAACTGATAAAAATGATAAACGATACGCTAACAATGCAAGCCAGATACAATTACGCGATGGCAATTTTCTTTACTTTATGTCTCTTGGAAGTCCTAATCACCTGAGAGGAAAAACACTTAAACGGATAATTCTTGATGAAGTATCAGCAGTAGACCTTAATGATCCCGAAGGTAATCCGATTAGATTAGCAGAACAACGTATTACCGATTTTGGAGCAGAAGGTAAAGTACTTATATCCAGTACTCCAACATTCTCTGGTGACGCCATTGATATCGAGTTTCAGAACTCAGATCAAAGGCATTATCATGTCAAATGCATTCATTGCCAACATGAGTATGAATTACTTTTCGAAAATATTCATTTTGAATGGGAACAAATAGGCAACAGAAAACTACCCGATCCCAAGACTGCAAAATTACATTGCCCTGATTGCCATGAACCAATCACAGAAGCACAACGTGTCAGAATGGTTTCTAAAGGCTTCTGGGTCAGACATAGACCAGAAATTACCGATACAGCAGGATTCTATATTAATCGCCTGTATAGCCCTAACAGTACTATCCAAGATATCATCTCAGAATTCAGGTTGGCATGGTACGAATATAATAACCAGTCATTCTATAACACAGTACTCGGACTACATTACTCTGAATTACAGCAAGATCTTGAAATTATCAAACTTGAAAACCTACGAGATGATTCATTTGATATTGAGAACATACCCGATGAAGTACTTGCAATAACAGTCGGCTGTGATCAACAGCAAGATAGATTAGAAGCTACTGTCCTCGGATTTAATGATAAGGAGCTATTCGTACTCGGACATAAGATATTTTACGGCATAAACTGTGAGGTTAAAGGCGATACTGCTTATGATCAGTTATTGGCATTCGTGAAATCAAATTTTCGTACAGTATCAGGACGAAAGGTAAAAGTACTTAAAGCATTCATTGACTCAGGCAATGGACGAGCAACAAATACCGTACATGCCTTTTGCCAACGTGATCCAGTACTTGAACCGATCAAAGGATCGGGCAGTCGTACAATCCCCATGTTTCAACAATCAACCAGTAAAGGCCAGACATTCTTCAATCTTAACGTTCATGAACTTAAGACATGGATTCGTTCACTCGTAATCAATGCCGTATCTGAAAACCCCGATGATGCACCGCTGAAAGTACTGTTTAGTCATGATCTGCCTGATGATTACTTTGAACAACTTATAAGCGAAGAATTGAAACGTAAGGGCGATGGATATTCATGGAATCTCAAGAAGGGACATAAGCGGAATGAAGCACTTGATTGTCTTGGTTATTCACTTGCATGTATGAAGTACTCACTCAGTAAATTAGGTGGAAACCCATTTAAAGAATTACGTATGTATGCGAATAAACAAGAACTGAAAAATATAAATACTACAGAAATCAATACACCAATTATGCCAGTGATAAAAACCAAAACACAACCACAGCGGCGTAATTCAACAGGGAGATCATGGTTTGGATAAACAATTTAAAATTTATAAAGGTGAACCCTTCAAGCTGAATATGCCAGCTAACAGTACTATCAGAGGGAAACCGTTCAGTATAGATTACGCCGCAGATGAAGAACATGAAGCAACATTTCAAACTGATGAATGGTACGATAATCAAGTATTAGTACTTTCAGATGTAACAGGAAAAATAATCGAAATCTATAATGTCAGCGTAATAGATCCATTTTCAAGTACTGACCAATTGACCCATCTTAGAGAACTACTTAACGATATTGAGGCAGTCATTGAAGCTCGCATAAAAAATGATAATTCACAACTTACTATCAACAATAAAACATTGATCCGTGAATCGTTGGAAGTACTTCTAAGATTGAAAGGTGATACAACTGAAAAGATAAATAAGTTGAAGAAGAAGGTTAAGAGTACAGGCACTGAGCCATTCTTTAAATCTACTATTCATTTTAGGTTTAAATAAACAGGAACGCACATAATACAGGAGGACACAAGGAATGTGGCCTTTTCAAAACAAAAATAATAATACGCCACCACAGACAGAGCCGCATCAACCAAAAGCAAAACGAACTCGTTCATTAACCCCAAATAGATTAATTCAGGAGATTAATAATTCTCGTACATTTGGCGATTCGATTGTGGGTATCAGTAGTGATCGCCTGTCTTCAATGGGCGGGGCATATGGTAACTGGAGCGTCAATCAAGTACTGAGACAATCCTTACCAAGTTTACGATCAGCATGTCGCCACCTTTCAGTACAAAACCCGTTTGCAAAACGTTACGTCAGCCTATCAAGCAATCTTGTCGTAGGTGCTGATGGAATCACCGTCAGGCCAAGATCTCTTAGCCATGATGGAACAACAAATCAGGAGCTATCCGAACGTTTAGAAAAAGCATTTTATGACTGGTCAGAGAATGCGAGTGAGTTTTCTTTTGATGGATCTTTATCCATCGATTTGTTCCAGCAACTTGTGGAGCGTACAAGGGCAATTGATGGTGAATGCTTCATACGGATTCACCGAGATAGGCAATCAGTGAAGTTTAGTATCATTGATTCAGCAAGAATACCCAGTACTAAAAATGAACTATTACAACATGGTCATTTTATCAGCAATGGCATTGAATATGATCAAGACGGTCGGGTACAGGCCTATCATATTGCTGATGTTCATCCATTGAACTACTCACTACAGGTAGCCTCATGTAAGCGTGTAGCAGCCGATGAGATAATCCACTACTTCATTCCTGAGTTCCCCAATCAGCAGAGGGGCATTCCCGATCTATGTCCGTCATTGAAAGCACTACAGGATTATAACAGCTATATCGAAGCCACACTGATTGGCAAACGCATCAGTAGTTCGGCGATGGCTTTCATTAAAAATGATAGTGACAGTGGGTTACTTGATGAAGATGAAGAACAGCAACGGGAATACTTTGAGTACTTAGAACCTGGCAGCATTAAAGAACTTGGTCGTGGGCAGTCAATCGAAACTATCAACCCAACAGCAGGAGTGGATAAGATCAGTGAATTCTCTGAAATTATCATGCAAACCATTGTGACAGGGTTAAGTACTACAAAACAAAATCTCACTGGTGATACTGCTAATGCTTCATTCTCGGCGGCGAAAATGTCAGATCGAATACAACGCGATGGAATGAAAACCCGTAGTAATCTTATGATATCGAAAGTACTAAAAACCATCTATCAGGAATGGTTGAAGGTATTCATGATAAACACACTTAAAAATTTATCGTTTAGTGATTTTGATAATATCAAGAATGCAGAATATATCTTACCGAAACAAATATCCCTTGATCCAAATAAAGATGCTCAATATGAAAAAATACTTGTTGATATGGGTGTTAAGTCAAAATCCCAAGTTATTCGTGATTTAGGACAAGATCCAATTCGTGTATTTGAAGAAATCAATTCAGAGAGGGAAAAGATAAATAAACAAGAGAATATAACAGTACAAGGAAGTACAACAGATGGAATTAAACAAGAAGAATCAAACGAGGGAGATAAACCTATCGAGTGATGATATTTCTGATAGAACGGTAATGCTTAGTTTTAGTTCTGAAACTCCGGTTGAACGTGAAATTAATGGACAGATATACAATGAGATTCTTTTGCATGGAATGCAGAATGTAGATCTGCGTCGATTACAAAACGATGCCGCTTTACTATTCAATCATGACTTTGATTCACTTATTGGTGTGGTTGAATCTGTCAGTATTGATGTGGACAAAGTAGGTCGTGCATTAGTTCGTTTTTCCGAATATGGATTAGGACAGGAAAAATATAATCAAGTACAGGAAGGAATACTTAATAAAGTTTCAGTAGGTTATGAAATCAATGACTATGAATTTAGAGGTAATGACTTATTAATAACTCGCTGGACTCCCTATGAGGTTTCATTAGTCAGTGTTCCGGCAGACGATAACGTCGGTGTTGGGCGTAGTATTGAATCAGATGATGACGTACTCGAATACATTAAGAATAACCCTGAAATACTAAAGAAATTTCAGGATCACGAAGACGAATCAACAAACGAGTCGGTTACTGACAATGATGTTAGTACTGAACCAGAACAAGAAACCAGTACTGAATCCGAAGAAATAAATAAAGAAGAAACACGTATCCATGAAATTATTTCAGTGGGGAAAGTGTTCGGAATTGAACAAAGGATTGTTCAAGAAGCAATAAATAATAAAAAGAGCGTTGAGGAATTCAAACGCCAGATGACATTCAAGGAAGAAATACAAATGGAAAACTTTTCCCTACAAAATACAATTCGTTCATTAATTACTGGTGAACGTGCCGCAGGCGAATATAACAATCATGGTGTTGTTTTACCTGTGTCTGCTCTACAACGTACCAGTACATCACCATCAAGCGGTGGTACGCTAATTCAAAATACTATCCAGTATGATTCATTCATTGATGTTGTACGTCAAAATAGCGTATTGAAAAACTTCCCTGTGAAGATTTTTAGCGGGTTAGAAGGTGATGGTAATCTTGAGTTGCCAATGCTCTATGATGATTTTACGGCTGGTTCTGGTTTTGTTGATGAAGATACCGCAGCAGTTGATTCAAACGCACAATTCCAAAATATTGTTTTAACTCCCCGTACTTTTACTACTGGAGTTTATCTTACCCGATTACTACAGAAGAGTACCGCAGCAGCAGAGCGTTACTTAACTGAGACAATTATTTCTGGAAGTGCTGAAAAGATAGAACGTGCTGTATTTAATAAAATCATGGTCAATGCTCTTAAGGAAAATATCAAAGTTGCAGACCTAACCTATGAGCGTATTACAAAATTAATCGGTGATATTGGTGATATGAAAGTATCCTCGGATAAATTGTCTATCGTTATGTCTCCAAGCCTAAAGGCAAAATTAAAAACTATTAATATCACACCAGAACAATTCTTAATTGACCGTGATAATCGGATGTTGGGTATTCCCGTTTACGAATATGTTTTTGCAGCAGCAGATCGTGATCAATTTATTATTGGTGATTTTAGTCAGGTAGTACTTGCCGAATGGTCACAATTAGCAATTGACCGTGATGATACGACAAGCCGTGCAAAAGGTGGGGTTCATCTTCGCGTATTTGCTGACGTAGATTTCAATATTACACGCCCTGAATACTTCACTGCTGTAAAAGTCACTACGGCCTAATATGTCTGGGGCATTTAATCAAAATGATGCCCTAATATTACTGAATACGTTTGGTGAAGATTTAGTACTGAATGGTAAAACAATAAAAATAATCCATGAACAGGAAGAAGTCGTTTTTGAAGATACAATAGTACAACAAAACTACTTCACGACACTAAGAGATTCAGTAAAGGTAGGGCAGCATTTTCACATTAACAACACTGAGTATATCATTGAGAATATTCAGGATGACTTATCAGGACTGGTTAATGTGTACTACCGGAAAGCAACAGGAACGAAATTATGATGATGTATCAAATACAAAAAACAATCACATCATTATTATTGTCTGAAAAGAATATAGTACTTAACAATCCATTCAAAAGACAACTACAGGATGAACAGCAATACACCTTGTTTATTGGTGATATGATTGAAACTTACACGCCTGTAAAAATGGGTAATAACATTCAGGCAGAGTTGAATATTGATATCGTCATTGTGGGTACTGATGAAGCATTGAATAACAGTGCTCTTATTGATGTACTTTCAGTTATGAATTCACAACAGTTAAAAATCGCATTGGTTAATGAAAAGGTAAACGTATCAAGCATAACCCATGAATCGACAGAGCGAGTCATATCAGATGACAGTACTGAACTGTATGAATCAAAACGATGCGTATTTAAATTGGTCTATATATACTCACAACCCAAAATAAATAATAATGATGATGAACAAACAAGTGAGTAACGGATTACTCACTATTAAGAAAAGGATTTAAAAATGACAATGAATATTTTCGCTGGTGCGAATATTAAAGTCGAATTAGGTACGGCAGGAAGCACGGTATCAAGTACATTTGAGGTAATTCCAGAGATTGGTGTTTTCCCAACAAGTGGTTCAGAGAGCACGGTGATTACGGTAAAGTCGTTTAATTCAACATACGACAGAAAGCTTTTAGGATCTCGCCAAGTTCCAGATATTACCCTGAGTGTTAACTGGCTTCCTGATAATGCAGTACATGCGAAACTCCTACAGGCAAGTGAGAATCAAACCCGTGTACAAGTACGTATTACCTACTATGAAAATGCAACCAATACTACTGGCTATTCAGTTGTCTATAACGGATTCATTTCAAAAGATAACGTTACGGGTGATAAAGACCAAGCCGTTGTTCGTGAATTCACTCTTGCAGTAGATGGTAAAGCAGTAGAATCAAAAGTACTAACAGGTGAGTAATATGAATTTTCAGGAACTCATCAAAGTACTTGGTATCAAGAATCATAAATTTGAAATTGAAGGTATTGAACTATACATTCGTCTACCAACAGTACTTGAATATGAACTGTGCGATACTCAGAGTAAAACCATTATGAATTGTGTCGTTGATGTTGATGGTAATAAAATTTTCAGCAGTGAAGAGGAAGTAAATCAACTGGATTTCCAGTACTACACTAAAATCTACCAGAAGATTAATGAACTACTGATTGAAGCAATGTCAGATATGGAAAAAAAGTAAAAGGCGATCCTGTCTTACACTATGCATTAAAACAAATAAACAAAAAGGGCATGGGATATGAGGAAATCATGTCCATGCCCTTTTTACTTTATCAGTACTTAATGGTTCTCGATGCATTAATTGAACCATCGGGCGGTTATATTGATCAATTACGACATGGACAAGTATTATCTGCTATATACATGGCAAGTGGGCATGTCGGTAAGAATGACTATGATAAATTCACGCCTTTAGCTCTTGCTGATATAAATGGTTTGATTTCAGGGAAGACACAGGAAGAACTAATACAGGATCGCAAAAAAGAAAATCATAATAAAATAATGTCATTGTTTGACATTAAGGAAAATAGCGATGGCAAACAATAATCAATCCATGAGCTTTACTATTACGGGTAACTCTCAGGGGCTTGTTAATGCGTTAAATCAGGGTGGAAATGCGTTTCAACAATTTGGCAATAATGCCGGAGGTATCTTAGGCCAGTTATCGGGCAATTTTACGTCAATGACCAGCGGTGTTATGGGCTTATCTGGCGGTCTTGTTGGGTTCGCTGGAGCGGCTGGTTTAGTCGTTGGCGGCTTAGCAACATTGATATCAGGAAGTGCCGACTATGCCAATCAACTGAATGAGATATCACGCAATTCAGGCTTAACGGTCGAAGATCTGCAACGTCTACGTACTCTGTTTCAGGGGCTTGGCCTTGATGTTGAGAAGTTTGGTGATTTGAACCGTGATGTACTCGACCACTTAGGGGATGCATTCAGGGATGGTTCAGGGCCAGCAGAAGATATGAAAGCCTACGGACTAAAACTGAATGAGTTTAATCAGTACCTGAACAAGCAGAATGGCGGGATTGAAGCGTTAACCCACGCCTACTACAAACTCCGTGATGCGGGTAAATCAACCGCAGAAATCACAAACATGCTTGAAACATTGGGTTCTGATGGTTCCAAACTGGTGGATGTATTGAAGCAGTATAGCAACCAGCAGGACTTTCTTAATGCACTACAGAAACAGCATGTTGTCCTGACAAACGATAACGCCCGTGCATACCGTGACTACGAGAAAAACGTACTGGCATTGAGTGAATCATTCAGTACATGGAAGGCCAATGCATTGGCACCGACTGTTATTGAGATCACTAAACTATTCGATCTTTTGAACAAGGACTGGACGGGTTCAGATTTCAACGAAATGTTACGTCAGTTTTGGTATGGCGGTGATACCGCTATTGCTAAGTTATTCCGAAAATTAGACGGTGTTCAGGAAGTGGGTTACTCGATTGATGTGACAACCCGATTAGATAATCAGGCTAAGGACTTACTCGATTTCGTTAATAACAATACTAAAAAGTCAGAAGTCACACCAACGGGTGGATGGGTTAATCAGGAACAGGAACGGGCAAAGGCAGAAGCCGCAGCCAGGAAAGCCGCAGCAGAGGCAGAACGCCTTAAGCAGAAGCAGTTACAGGCACAACGGGAAATACAGAATCAAATGTCACAGATTGGCATCAGCGATTCAGCCGTTCGTATCCAGCGTTTCAATTATCAGTACGACGAAATGGAGCGTAAGTTAAAAGAGAACGCCAAAGTAACAGGGCTAACCGAACAGGAAACGACTGAATTATTGACCAAGCAGTATGCGGCACGTAGTCAGGCATACAAGCAGATGGTTGATGAAATGCTCAACGAAACCGATCCAGAGAAGCTACAGAAAAATCTGGCTGCCATTGGGGATAATCTCAGTACTGAACAGCGTTCAGATCTCTTAAAGAATATGAATAAGAATGCTGGTATTGATCGGGATGATAGCAACCCCTTTGATACTCGTGGCTTGGGGCTTGATTTAGATGCATTACAGGAACAGCACAATAACGAGCTAATACTTAATAATCAGTTACTGGCAAATAAGACATTAAGCCTTGAACAGTACCTTGAGCGTAAGAAACAGCTTGAGGACAAATATAATCAAGACAGTATGAACCTTATGGTTAATCAGACCAACGCTCAACTTTCCATGATGGGAGGAATGGCAAACTCATTAGGCACGATTCTCTCAGGTGCCTTTGGTAAACAGTCTGGTGCTGCGAAAGCGGCCTTTGCTGTCAGTAAGGGATTAGCGATAGCAGAATCGATGATAGCGATACAGCAGTCAGTAGCAAAGGCGATGGCTTTAGGCTGGCCTATGGGGATTGCAGCAGGTGCTCAGGCATTGGCACAAGGTGCAAGTATTATCAGTACTATCAAAGGCACTACGGTAGGTCAGGCACATGATGGTATCGACAATGTACCCAATACGGGAACATGGAACCTTGAAAAAGGGGAACGTGTTGTTGGTGCGGCTTTGAACCAAGACTTATCACGATTCCTGAAGTCTTCGGATGATAATAGCAGTACTGGAAATATTGAAATTAACGCACCGTTGATTGTTCAAGGTTCCGGTCAACTTACAGATGCTGAATTCAATCGGATGTTACATAAACACCGTGACTCGTTGACACAGGCATTACGCCAATCGCAGCAACGAAACTCTTGATAGTTGAGAAGCATTCTCATCAATGGGCACACCCCCCTATTAATGGATCTTTAATATAATGATCATAGGGTGTGCCCACTAATCATACTTAACATGCAGTAATAGGGCTGTGGGGGCAGTGCCTTCCAGTAAAGCAGGCAGTACTGGCACCGCAACCATACTAGTACTGTTTAGGTTATAGAGCGGGTATCTTTGAATTCTTACTGCGTATTAAAGAAAATACACCAGACGATTGGTAATAAATGTTGAGAAATTCTTTCTCCATAAGAGATATTTCATCAAGGGATGTTATTAACTCACTTGCTGGCTTATTTTCTAAGTTAGTTGCCATACGTTTAAATCTTCGGATAGCATTGTAATATTGTACTAAAGCAGCATTTTCAGAAGATTCAAGAATGCTCAACTTATCTAAATAAGCATTATATATGTCATTGCTTATATAGTTTGAAAGAGTGATCAGATTCTTGGATTTATTAACAGGATCTTCAGGGAGTTCAGCACAAAACAATAAATTATCTAGTGCGTCATCTCGTCTTCCCGAAGTGGTTAATGTTAGAAGATTGAATTTAATTTCTGATGCAAGCATTAATCGTATGTTACTTTTAGTGCTTTCTTCATTTTCTCTTGCCTTTTTAGAGTCAAAAGCTATTGTGGAAGTGAAAATAATCAAAGGTATTACGATTGAAACTATTTGCCAGTTAACTTTTTTAAAATATCTTTTGAAAATGAACCAATAAACATATGCTTTTAATTTTAGGCTGCTACTCATGTGTAAGTCCTGTCTTTACATAAATTTCACAAAGGTAGGTAGCACTGAATCCATCCAACTACACACCACACACCGAATCCAGCACTACCCTCATAAATACTACATGATAATAATAACAATAAGGAAGTTATATTATGGACAATTTTTTAATCAGTAGTTTTGTACTGTCTGATAATCAACCCATGTATAAAAATCAGGCCAATTCAGGCCGTTTGATTCAACGTTCAACGGGAATTCAGTACTTTGATATCAGTTTTCAGGTAAGTTTAAATATTGAAGATAGATTGAAATTTCAACAATGGATCACAGAGCATAGTCAGGGAAAATCGTTTGAAATGTCTCTTGGATGGTATTCAATGTATAACGGCATCCAGAAAGACACAGTAACAGTACTGAACGCCGCTAATAAGAATACGTATAAAATAAGCTGCGATTCCGATCTTGAAGTCGGTACGTTGATTCAGTTCTCAGGCCATAAGAAGATTTACCGAATCATTGCTAATGATGGTGAAAATCTATCGATATTCCCCAGCCTACGGCAATCAGTACAGGAAAATGAAACAATCAAATACAACGATATTAAAGGTACTTTCATTCTGAATGTCGATAAGAACCAATACCAGTACAAATCGGAAAAGATATTACAACAAACGTTTACAGCAGTAGAGGACATTACAGTATGATAATCGATGAATCACTACTCACCAACACGGATTTATTGGAGTACTGGAATCTTACCAGAGGACATAACAAAACACGTCTTACAGAACAAGAAATTTACTCAATGGGGATCATTGTTAAATGTGTTGATGTTATACCTGTTAACAGTCCCGCATTTTTCCTAACTGATGCCTATGTAGATATTGAAGCTAATGGTGTGACATATATCGCCAGCCCTGATTTCCTTGATTCGAGTTTCAGTACTGTAACTGAGAAGAAAGATATCAATAATAATGGTACGTCTTTCAAGGTATCGAATGTACAGCAATCATACCTTTCAATGGCTTTAAACGGCACACTGAACAATGCAAAGGTTCACATATATATGACCATTCTTAACCCTGCCAATAGCCTTGTCATGTCTCACATACGTTATTTTACGGGTTATATCGATGGTTTCAATACTGATATTAATCCACTTGAGGGTAAGAATGAGTTAACTATCAATATTAACAGTACATGGAAGAAGTTAGATCAAACACAGCGAGTACTATCCAGTACTTCAGTACATCAATCAGTTCATAAAGGGGATAAGTTCTTTGATCTTATTGGTGTTATACAAAGTAGTCAGATATGGAAATCCTAAAATATATTCAAAGTCTACTAAACCAAGAGTTAATCTACGGCATTAATGATTGTCATATACTTGCACTCACGATAATTGATATTCAATCAGGAACATCGTATAGGGATATCTATCATGGAAAGTATCATGATCCTAAATCTGGATGGATATATTCAAGAAGCACGCTATACCCAACATTACGCGATCTACTAAATACTGTAGGAACTAAACACTCTATTCCAAGTAATGGATGCATATTACTTAAAGGTAATCATGCCAGTACTTATTGGAATGGGAGGATTTTAGTACTCAATAACAACAAATACGAATTAGCACATTTCTGTTCATTGGATGAATGGGAGATTTATTATATAGGGAAATAAAGAATGGCAGTAGCAGCAGCAGTAGGTGCGATCATTGCTGGGCTTTCAGCAGCCGGAGCAGCCTACGCAGCATCATTAACAATGGGATGGATTATAGCGGCAGGGGTTGCCGCAGCCGCAGCCTCTTATCTTGCCTCTTCAATGATGATGAAAGTTGGAGATTTAGGGAATACGCAATACTCCAGCACATCTAGTCAATCATCGCGTTCAACATCGCCAAGTACGGGTATTCCGATTGTATATGGTGGAGAACATGATGGATTAATTAAGACTGGTTCAATTATCGCGTGGCAGAATGTTCAAAATGAACAGAGTAATTATCTATGTACGGTTCACTGTATCAGTATTGGTGAGGTCGATAATTTCATCAATCAATTATATTTTGACAATGTGGCAGTACTTGGAACACCGATTACACAGGAAGGGATTGTACCTTCTGTTTACATCAGAGATCGGTTTAGGCCATATCTACAGTTGGAAGTACGCTTTGGAAAAGACTCATATGATGATTCAATGTCACTTGCAAAACAGTACGGTGGTGATCGTTGGACTGATGAAATGCGAGGTGATGGCCTTGTTACTATCACTTCTGTTATTCGCAAGACACAAGACAGCCAAATTGACGGCATATTAGTAAATTATAATTATGCTCTTGCCGTTGAGATGCGTGGTCGTAAAATTAATGATGTTCTGACTAATACGATTAAAACATCTTCAAATCCTGTATCAATCCTCACCGATTATATTACGGATAACTACTTTGGCTTAGGTATTGATCCCGCAGATATTGATACAGACAGTTTCCGCATTGCAGCACAGTACTGTGAGAATAATCAAATAAGGTGTAATGGTACTATTAGTTATGATAAATCATTTAAGCGTAATATAGAGTCGATCTTACAAACATTCGGTGGAGTACTTTATCAGTCTGGAAGTAAATTTAAGATTGCACTGGATATTGCCGATCTGTCTGTAGCATCTTTCAGTGAAGATAATATCATTGGTTCAGTACAGTTAAATTCAGGAAGTCAAAACGATTATTACAATTGTATTGATGCATCCTACACCAATCCAAAAAATGACTATGCCAACGACGTTATCCGTTTTCCGAGTGATATTATGGAATCAGGTATTCTTGTCAAAGATGGAACTATCAAAAAGAAAGATGAGGACTACCTATTAGTACAGGATAAAGGACAATTGGCTAAATTGGTCAATCCAGAGATTTTAAAATCAAAATATGTTAACAGTACTATCCAGTTTAATACTTATGATGCACTGAATGTTTCGGTGTGGGATGTTATCACTATCACCTATGATGAGTTAGGTTATCTTGAGAAGAAGTTTCGTGTAGTGAGTAAAACACTCCCATTCTCCGCAGAGCAAATCGGTTTATGCCAATTATCATGTGTTGAATACTATGATGAAATATATGAAGGTACTGATGCAGGTATATTCCCACAGGATGGTTTTAAAACGAATCTACCTGATGCAAGCACAGTAATCGCTCCAAGAAATATCCAAGTAGTTAAAAAAGGCATGTCAAGTACTGGCAATATTGTTACTGTTACATGGGATCATAGTACTGATCATAATCTTTCTGGTTATTATGTAAAATATCGCGAAAGTACTTCAAATATATGGCTTGATATTGGTTCAGTCAATAGATATACATCATCATTTGAAATATCATTACCAACAACCAATGCATATCAATTTGCAGTACAGGCATATAACAATCTGGGCTATGTTTCAGCGTTAATTAGTACTGTAAATGTTAAACCAGATTATGATTTTACCTTACCTTCGATCACTGGTTTGAAATTGATAAACAGTACTACCAGTACGTTGATTACAGATGCACAAGACTTTCGCTTTCAATGGGATGAACAAAATAGTCTGATCGTAAATGGTAAGAAATTCAGTGACTACTTTAGATACTATGAAGTCAGATTATATGATGGCAGTACCTATATTAAATCATTTAGTACTACATCTAATAGTTTTGATTTAACTCGTGATTTGAATCCCGTAGGCCGTAAATTAGAAATTGGTATTATTGCACATGGCTTTAACTCTGGTACGTATTCACAGGAGATTAAGTTAACCGTTGAGAATAAACAACATGCCATGCCCTCTACCGTAGTGGTAAAAGGTGGTTTTGGAAGTGTGTATGTCTCATGGACTAAATCAAATGAAAAGGATTATGCAGGAACGCAGATTGTTATTACTGACAGTGTTGGAAAAATTACTATAACCAATACAACAGAAAGTGAATTCACAAGTATTAATCTCGATGATGATATATATAAAATCCGAGTGGGTCATTATGACGTATTTGGCACTGATAACATCATTTTCAGTACTGAACAAAATATCAGTATCAAAAGTGAATATCAATTCTCACAGGAAGATGTAGACAACATTCAGGACTTATTAGACCTGAGTGGAGAACTATCAACAGTACTTGATGATGCTAAAGGATATGCAGATAAGCAGATGGCTAATGCTATCCAAACGGCAAATACCAATACTACAACTAAGATCGCACAGGCTAAGAGTGAGGTAATCACCGATACGGGTAATAAAATATCGGCGAGTGAAACAAAGTTAACAACATCATATACAAATGCAGATAGTGCGTTAAATCAAAAAATCACCACACTTGAAACATCAACGAATAATAAAATATCAGATACAAGCAGTAAAATCACAATATTAGAAAAGACAGTAAGTGATGGTGATAAGGCTAACAGTACGCTAATTACTAATCTAGATACTAAGTTCACAGGTCAGATTAATACGGCAAACAGTAATATAACTAATCTCAATAACACAATTGTTACACAAAACACCGCTAATGCTACGCAATTTAATCAAATACGTAGTGAATTAAATGGAAACTTATTCATAAATCCAAATGCAGATACAACACTACTTAATGGTTTTGATCATAATGCAGTTATTGTTGTTGATCCTAATCCACCATATGCTCCGACTACTAATGTATATAGGGTTTCTGGTCGCGATGCCATTGGTACAAAAGCCATCCCTGTTACGGGTGGAGATATTTTTAATCTCAGTATGTTTACAGCTACAGATAGTCAAAACGTAGCACCAGTAGGTATTGGGTTATATGTCTACAATAAGACTGGAGGCATTGTTGGTTTTTATTATGGCGTCAGAAGAGCAGCAAGTGATCAATGGGTTAAAATTGAAGGTACTGTTACTATTCCAAACGGTGGGGCACACGCTCGTGTTTGGGTTCAAATAGATCAAAGTCATACAGATACTAATCATTGGTATGTAACGGGTATTCAGTGTAGTAATGCTAATATCTATAATAAGGTTAATGCTCAAATCACCCAATTGAATAGTACTCTGGTTCTGGCAGATCAGACTAATGCTACTGCGATAAATCAAGTACAAACTAATCTGAATAATAATATCGCTAGTGTTAATACTAAGATCAGTACTGATGTTAATGCGTTAAGAGGTACAATTAATTCAAGTTATTCATTAGCAGTACAAGCTAACGGCATGGTAGCTGGTATTAAATTAATGGCACAAGATGGGAGTGTAAGCAATTCGGCATTATATTTCACTGCCGATAAATTTATTGTTACACCATCTACTGGTTCAGGTACTAATGCTAAGAGTCCATTCATCATTGATAATGGTATTGTTTATCTAAATAACGCAATGATTAAGAATGCCAGTATCGGCACTGCACTTATCGCAGACGCAAGTATTAGTAATGCAAAAATCATTAACGGAAGTATTAATAATCTCAAAATTCAAGATGGTTCTATCACTAACGCTAAAATAAGTGGTGATATTCAAAGTGATAACTGGTCAAGTGGTTCAGGGTGGCGTTTAGGTAAATCAGGAACCAATGCAGGTCAATTGCAAATGAAATCCGCTGTAACTGGTCAGCGTGTTGAATTAGATACAAATGGCTTAAGAGTTTATGATAGTTCAGGGCAGCTTCGTGTTGCAGTGGGAGTGATATAATGACAGATACAGGAATAGTTTTATACTCTCCCATTCTTGGTAAAAATTATGAATTAAGAAGTGATAGTAGAATTATAACAGGGCTAGGGATGGTAACTAATAATGCTGAATGGAATCCTTTACCAGTTCCTGCATCACCTAATAGCCAAATATTCTATAATGTAAAGGACTGTGTATCAGGTTCAAGTACATTAGTTGACATCGAGTTAAATAGTAATAGAAACGCTATAAGATTTAAAAGTAGGGTTGGTACATCCGATCCTCCACTATATTTTTATGGTGCTAACAATCCGTGGAATACTAATCCTAATATATCTGGATCTTATCCAACAAACGTATATGAGGTAGGTGGTGCTCAAACACAAGGTTTTGGATTAAAATTAGCGAGTGGTACAAATTACAACGAGATACAAGATGCAACTAAAGCTGGGTGTTTAGTATATAAGTATTCTGGTTCTATAAGCCACTTGCAGGAACTACCTAGTACTATACCAAACATTAAGAACTCAGTTGTTTATGCCAGATGGAATCAGGACAATGTTTCAGTTGTTTTAAATGATACTGCTAATAGTAAGCAGTTTGGTTTATGGATACCAGAATTTAGTGAAGTACCACAACCTTATAATGGTTCTATACAAATGGATATTCTTGTGTTCTCAAGTGGAATTCTTATTGAACCAGTACCATCAGGACAAGTAGGTATTAATGTTTTTAATGAATTTGGTCAATGTACTTTTTCATCATACAATCCTCCTATTATGTTGAATGGTTCAATTAACTTTAATGATGTAGCAGCACAACAATGGTCAGCATTACCTACATTTTACTCTATGATACCGCTATCTAGTTCTTATGGTACTCACACTATTATTACTGCGAGATCAGGGCCTGGAGGTGAAAGTTGGTATATGTTACATATATTAGACATTGGTGTTTCCATGAAAAATGGTCAATACAGGATATTTCAAGCTAACCATAGCAATGGTATTCTGATGCCAGTAGCTAACCCTCAGTTTCATAGAAGGTTTGCAGTATTAAATGCAAACATCCCAACAATAGATGCAAGTTTTTATTTCTGAATAAATACAGGTAGTAGAAAATAATAATAACAGGAACTAATAATGGATATCGCAATAGCAATTATATTGTGTGTCGTGGGTGTTCTTGGTTTTTTCTGGACATTATATAGAGATAAGAAGCGTGACGGTGAAACACTCACTGATCGCGTGATTAAACTTGAGTCTGAAACTGCTCTTGTGAAGCAAAGTATCAGTACTTTGAAAACTGAACAAGAAGCACTAAAGGATAATCTTGAAAAACTCGAAGAACAGTTAACACAAATAAATCAGAATATCGTAAGGATTTTGACAATACTCGACAAGTAACAGGTGGCCTCATTGTAGGCCACTTTTTTTGTTTCTCCATAAATAAATGTATAGAAATCATTATGGAGAAAATGCAAATGGATTTGTATGAAAAATTAAAACAGTATGAAGGTACTAAAACATATCAAACAAAGTTGGGATATTACCGAGATAATAAATTCAGAATCTACAAAGATCATCTTGGATATGAAACTATTGGATATGGTCATTTAATCGTTGGAAATGAAAATCAGACATTCAAGAATGGTATAACAGAAGTTGAAGCTGATTTATTACTACATGCCGATATCCAACGAGCAAAGCAAGATGTGAAAAAATTAAACGTTAAGATTCCCGAAGATTCACGTTGGAATGATTTTCTTGTGATGATGGTCTTCCAGCTAGGTTTAACTAAGGCACTAGGGTTTAAGAAGTTCCTTGCTGCGTTAAGTACTGGAAACTATGCAACAGCAATTATCGAAGTGAAAGATAGTCTTTGGTACAGGCAAACACCGAATCGTGTAGATGACATGATCGCCTATGTTGTCAGGGGGTGATTCATGGACACGATATGGCAAATGTATAACCCCCAAGATTGGTCATTAGGTGATGTGCCAGAATATGCCGCTTTTGTATATCTCATAGAGTTCCCTGATTCTGGTGAATACTACATTGGTGTTAAACAAACATATCAGAAATTAAAGCATATTAATCAGCGTAAATCTGATACGAAAGAAAGTAATTGGTCTGTATATAATTCAAGTTCAAAGACAGTAAAACAGTACATTGAAGATGGAGAGAAACACACTAAGAAGATCCTATGGTGTTTTCCAACAGTACAGGAAGCGGCATTGGTTGAAACTGCCTTAATCAGTATCTTCGGCTCAGATAGTCAATGTCTTAATAAGGCAATTATGACTAAAACCCGTTTGATTAAGAACAAGGGCAGTACTACGAAGATTATTCAGGAAGTACTGTCATGGCTGGTATAACAGGGCGTTGGAATACCAGCCCTCAAAGTGTATCCAATCAGTTAAATCGCAATGGTCAACAATGGGGTAATCAATTTAATAGTGAATTAACCCGTAGGGCTAAAATTGTATCCGATAAAATTCAAAATGACATCAGTACTAAGGCAAAAGGCGGTGCAGTGAGTTTTACCCAGAAAGCGATTAGATTTACGTCTAATAATAGTCGTTCATCAAGTACCGTTTACAACAACATTATAGTACAGAGAAATCAGGCTAAATACCTTAAATTCGTCTTAGGCAGTAGTGAAAAAGCAGGTGAGAAAATCATTCCTACCACTAATGCAAAACTCACGAAGGAAGGAAACATACAGGGATTACGCCCAAGATTGAAATCGGGGCGTTATAAGACTATTGAGAAAGGTGGACGTAAATACATCATTGATACTAAGACACCGAAACGTAAATCACGGACAGAGAGGGTTATTGGTGTCATTGCCGCCCGTAAGAGAAAACAACTGTTCGACTTTTACAAACAAAGCAGCAAGTACGCAATACAGGAATTCAGCAATATAAAAGGGAGTTTTACGTTCAGATGGAACTAAATGAATACATCACTCAGTTTCCATGCTACCCGCATGAAGAACTACAGAATCAGCAATTACACGGGGTAGTACCGTGTTCAACGACTTATCCCTACGACAAGGTTTATGCAACTCACAAACTCATTAAGAAGAAAGTACTGAAAGATGGTGCTGATCTACTGGCTATCAGCTTTCTTAAAGGGTCAGAACCACGGTTAGAAGTAGGAGAAAAGACGCAATGGGAGATATCAGGGATTGTTCATGACGTTCAAGTACTCATGTCCTTCCCATTACAACATAAAGGATATCGGGCGTGGTGTTACATCGTCCAACAGGAACGGAAGAAGGAGGCAGTAAATGTTATGGATAACGACGATCATTGATTTGGTCAAAAACGGGATTGGGTACTTTACCAAGAGATCTCAAAGCAAAGATGAGCTACAGGCACAGAACAGTCATGAGCAGAATCAGATCACCCTTGAAGAAACACGTAAGGGCTTCACATGGCGTCAGGGGCTAGGTTGGGTACTTACGTTCATCGTTCTCTGGAACTACGTCATGGTGCCATTGTTGGCATTGATGGGTGTTGTTCTGCCAGTGTTGCCTTTGGATGAAGTATGGAAAGTGTTGTTAGTACTGATAGGTAGCTAA